CGTAGATGTAGTGGAGGTGAACTCCATTACCACCTTGACTGGTCTCGGCGTAGGTAGGGGGCCATTCTGAGGCGGCCTGTAGGTTTCGATTAAGGTCCTTCCTACCGTCCGTCTTGATATCAAAGTCGATGACGATGTGGTTCTCTGGGACCTTGACATAGTGGACCTCATGAGTGTCTATCTCACGAAGAGTGGTTCGAACGTTTGCCCATCGGAACTGCGGAGTCCCATGGTCTCCGGCTCTTTGGGCTGGACAGTCCGCCAGAACGTCGTCGAGAAGGGACTCGGTGTTGTCGAGGGCCAGTGAATATGGCTCCTCTGGAGAAGCCTCGAGTTCGGCAGGATCCAGTAGGTAATCCCGGAAGCCGGAATATACGCTGCGTAGTCTACCGTCATCTGTTCGTAAACGTGGATGAAATTGCTCAAAGTAGTCTTTGAGTTCTTCACGGAAGATGTATCGGCTCTTCGGATACGGGATATTGCTCTCACTGCAGTACTCCTTATACAGCTTGTATGCCATAGCAAGACTAATATACTTCTCTTCCTTGAAGAGGAGGTAATTCTCCTCGACAAAGTTATACAGCACGTTAGTCCTGAGCATCATGTCCTGGGGCTTATAAGCGTCGTAGTAATGCTTACCAAGACTCCGATAAACCCCAAGACAGTGATTGGCAATCCGTCCGAGCTCATCCCGGACCTGCGTCATGAGAGTTTGATACTCACTGACGTCCAGTTTGTTCCCGGTAGGGGAGATGTCGATAAGTCGACGGATGATACCTGACTTGGAATCTGTGATCTTGACTGGCTTATTTGTTCCGACAAATAAGATTGCATTGATTCGCTTAGGATACCTTCGTACCCCCTTCTCATTGATGAGAATAGTTTCGTGCGCAACAATGCTGTTGAGGAGTCCATTGGACTCGATTCGAGATAGGTCTCCATCCTGGTCGATGGCCACGAGCGAACTCTTGCCGAGAGAGCTGGTCGCGAACTGATCTGACTTTGATCCAAGAGCTCCCGCATCAAATGTAGTTGTGTAGCCTTGGAAGAGAAGCTCCAGAATATTGAGGACCGTTGACTTACCAGATCCCGGGGGACCATATAGGACGGCAAACTTCTGAATCCGCTTAGAGTCTCCAGCCACGATGGAACCGATGAGCCACTCAAGCTTTCGTCGAGCATCCTCATCATATAGAGTTCCAATGAGAGTTCCCCAAGCGACCGGCTCGCCCTCCTCGAGAGAGTATGGCAGCCTTGCAGTGGCATAGTCTTCCTTTCTAGGAGTACTGTCCGCAAATATGAGCTTGCTGTTAAGCTCCTGACCATTATCAGGAAGCCTGGACTTCCAAGTCTGGAAGCTGGTCCATAGTCCAGTGTTGTAGTTGGACATAGTTTTTACAACGGTCTCAATCTGACCTGTGTAATTCTTCTGGTGCTCGAAGAGGGACCGGTCTACAAACGTAGCGACGTCAAACTCGTCTGTAGACCAGAGCCCCTTCGCCTCATCCCAGATTGCCTGGAAGTCTCGCCCCTGAATGAGAATATCCCTCGACCGTCCGACGAGGAACTCAGGGTAGATTTCCACCTTTCCACTCTTTGTGGTACGCTCGCAGATTCGGTAGAAATCCATGAGTCTCCTTTACAAGTAATGTTCGTTTGCGTAGGCATTCATCTGGGCCCAGAGTTCTGCCTTCCGCATGTCACGTGCGCCATGAAGAGGGATCGCACGAAGAGGGAACATGGATCCGTGCCCCAGCTTCGTGTAATCCCTTGAGTTGATCCGCTCGAGAATAGATTCTACCTCTTCCTCATGGCGGGGGTTGAACAGGGCCTCATCGGTGTAGTCGTAGAGGCCACAGTTCTTCACCATCTCCCAGAAGTACCATTCCAGAGAATATGGTGTTTCATCATCCTCGAGCATCATGTCCATACGCTCGGCCAAAGCAATGAACATCTCGAGCATGGAACAAGACTGCTCGTTAAGCCATACGTAGGACACATCGTTGTTCTCTCGAACGAACTGCCTACGAAGGTCAATACCATCCTGTGCACGATTGATGTCGTTCTGGATCGTCACCCGGAACGGCGTCTGGTGCATGATCTCGAGAAGGCTCAAATATGATTCCTCTGGGCACTCAGCCATGCGAGTATCCCCGGTTCGATCAACAAGCCACTCGAAATATGAGTTATCCGGTGCCGCCTCGATCATTACTCGTCCTCGTAATACTCAACCCCGAGAACTGAGTGCTCGTAGGATTCGTCGAGAAGAGTGATCTCGAAGTCCGCGTGGCGGCTCATGCTTCGGACATAGATGATGGAATCGGAGGCAGACACACCGCTGATGATGTTGTCGAACCAGGACGTGTCCTGCATAGGAACGCCTCGGTTGTCCGCGAATACGTCGTCCTCCATGTAGTACGTGAGCTCGACATGCTCCTGATGACCCTTAGCCCGATACTCCTCTTCGGTGATCTGGTAGGCCTCGAAGTGCTGTCGATCCATCGTACGCTTGGTTACTTCTTCCTGGTTGGAATCTTCCACAGGAGTCGGAGAGTAGTCCACAACAGCGCTCGGTACCACCGGCTCAGAATCGGATTCCCGATCCTCTGGATCAGGGCCATCTCCCACGCGATCTTTGTGCTTCGCTTCAGCAATTTCTGCAAGCTCCTTGTTGATCTCAATTGTTGCTTCTTGGAAGTCCTGCTCGAACTTGCGAGCAAGAACGAAATATACGCCAAGGCCGCCAGCGATAGCTCCGGCTCCGAAATATGCAATCTTCTCAAACATGCATTCCTCAGATCTTGTCGTACATCACGCCGTCGACGTTGAAGTCGAGGGCCCACTTGGTAACGGTGCGGCCGTTCTTGTCCTCACCCTCGAAGGTACCCTCGAAGATGTTGAAGTCGACAAAGTCATCGCCGTTGCCCTTGACCCAACCAGTCACAGCACCAGCGGGAGTGTGCGGGAACCCGAGCATCTTGTAAACCTCGTTGAGGAAGATGTGCCCACGAGTCTGAAGAATATCATTCGCATACTGCTGCTGGCACTTGAGGTGGAGCATAGACAGGTCCTCGTCAGCAGACCAGTTGATGTTCTCGTCGTCGAAGATAACCCCGTAAGGAGAGACCTTGTCAACGGCGGCAATCGCCTCGAGAGTCAGCTCGTTGTCAGAGATCTCGTCCTCGGTGTTGGCTATGAGGGCATCGATCACAGCGTCCTTGCCGAACTTGGCCTCGACCTTCTTCTTATAGGTCTTGAAGGCCTGGTCGACAGCGGCGTAAGCAGCGGCCAGAGAGGCGTTCCGCTTGAGCATGATGCCGTGTCCAGTCACCAGAGAGGCGATGGAGGCGGCACCAAGAATAAGGGCGGGGGCATAAAGCTTCGCCAGCTTGGTCGTCATTCGGGTGTAGAGGATAACCTTGTCCCGAGTGGCGTCCTTGTCGGTGAGCTTACCGTCCTCGTGGGCCTCGTGGACCTTGACGAGAAGAGCAGCCTCCTCAGCCAGAGTCTCCTCAACCTTGAGGGTTGCCTTGGAGGCGAGAACCGTGGTGCCGATAAAGCCAACAGTACCAGCGGCAGTCAGAATGGTAGGGGCGTGCTTGCTGAGGACCAGTCCAGCGCGTCCGGCGAGACGAGTAACAATTCCGAGATTCATTTGATACGTCCTGCTTCCTTGAGTCGAAGATAGATAGCGATTGCCTGGTCGTCTTCCATGCGTTCAACACGGCGACGCCACTTGTCGGAGAATGGGTAGGCGGCGATTAGTTCAAGCCGCACTTTCTGAGGATTCATCGTGCATTGATGTGGTCGGGTTTCGGGAGCTGAAGCATGTAGCCACGACGGCTACGGATCACCGACATGTACCGGGCCGAAGTCCAGCCCCAGTTCTCGTCAGTGTATTCGGTAGTGATACCGCAGAGATCGTAGAGGTCGGCGACGGTGGCAAGACCGTACTCCTCGATGATGTCGCCAAGTCGGTCGATAACGAGATAAGCTTCATCTCTGGACTCGAGCTCGATTTCTGAGAAATCATGGTATCGACGTGAACGAGGAGAAGCGTCTCGGCGATTGCCTGGTGCTGAGCCTGGTCGAGAATATGATCCGTATGAGACACGGGACCCCCCGGACGAGCTGCGAGCTCGAGGAGAAGACTCTCCGAAGAGGAGACGTTCGATGCCCTGAGAGACCAGATCCGAGAGTGTGTTCTTGATAGCAGGGATCGTAACATCGTAAAGTAGATACTCGCCGACATTGTGAATATCCTCTCCAACAAAAGCCGAAACAGCCTTTGTTCCGAAGCTAGACTTCTTCTTGGTGACGGTGGCAGTGGTGACCTGCTCAACCTTCTTGCGCTCTGGGAGCTTGCTGTTGGATGGGAGGTTCGGACGGATTGGTGCGTTAGTCAAGGTGGCCCCTTTCTAAGGAGGTGGGGGCCCCAGATTTTTCCAGGGCCCCCAAATATGGATCAGAGGTTGTTGAGCTCAGTCTCCTTCAGCTTGTCGTCGAGCTCCTTGTACTTCGGGTCCTCCTTGACCTGCTTCATGATCTTCTCAGGCAGGATCCCATTGTAGAACTCCCGGACAAGAGCCGGGTTGTCCATGAGCTGGTCGAAGAGCTCCTCGTACTCAGGCGAGTTGAGGAAGGACTCCTTGATCTGCTCAGACTTAACAAAGCGCTCACCCTGACGCTCACCATACGAGGTACCGATGAGGTCGTCGAAGAACTTCATCATGGTGTACAGGTCCTCGTTGTCGATAGCAGCCTGGAGCCACTTCTCGAAGTTGGTCACATTGTCATACCGCTTGATGAAGTCGAACATCTCACGGCGAGACATGTGAAAGTAGAGCTTCTTGGTGGTGGGCTCGTCATCAAAGATGCCACGGACGCGGATGATGTGAGAGAACATATGTGATTTCCTTTCAGTTGATCTTGAAGTAGTTTTCCTTGGGGGACACAAGGAAGTCGATGGTTAGGACAGGCTCGCCCTTCTCCGTCAGTTGAGAACCGAACTCCACAGAGAGGGAATTCGGCTCAGACCAGCCTACCAGTTCCCCAGCGGCGATGGGAGGAATCCCGAGGCCATTGTAGAACTCATTGAGAGAGGCATAACACTCGAGATTGAGCTGCCCATTGATGTTGTTCTCGACTCGACGAATTGTTTCAATGTCGGACTTGAAATATCGTCCCGAGAATACATCATAGCAGAGGACGTCTCCGGAGGAAGCGACCAGAACGGATCCGGACACAGGTTTGCCAGCATCTTGAACCGATTTCTCTGCAACGCGGGCCTTAACCTTCTCCAGGTCCTTCGGCTTAACCACGTCCGCCACCGCGTCTCGATATCGTCTAAACGCCGCTTCTGAACCCGAGTAGGCCAACGCAAACGCCGCTCCACGAGCATACTGGATACGGTTTGCCGCGACAATCGATACCAGAGTTGCAACCCCTGTGATGGCCGGGGGAATGTACACCCGATAAGATATTGCGAACTTCTCCCGCCAGGTGAGGTCCTCCGGCGACCGGAGGTTATCCTCACAATAATCGGTGATTCGTTCAATCGCGAGCGTCGTAGACTTCGCCGTGAGGATGGCCGTAGCGACGGTCCCAATGCACGCGGAAGCCGTGAGAATCGCTGGCGCGTTTGCCTTGATAAATTGCGCACAACCGTTCGCATTGATCACTTTTCCTCCTTCATCTGGATCTTAGTCTCTTCCTTACCAAGACCAGGATATGTCGTCCGAGAGATCTCAAGTTTGCTGAGGTGAGCTGCCACCTCCATACGGATAAGAGATTCAATATCCTTACGAGTCAGAACTCCCTGCTGCTTGATAGTTCGGTCGATCTCTCGCCTAAGGTCGGACGTGATAACAAAGTCACCACGAGGACCTTGCTCCCCATCGTATCCTCGAGGACCGCGCTCACCGGGTTCTCCCTTAGGTCCAGGAGGACCCTGAATAACCTTGACCTTGCACCACTCAGACTTGAAGATGTAGGTGCACACTCGGATGAAGAGAGTAATGAGATTGAGCCAGACGACTACGATCGTAACAGCTCCGAGAATATAGAGGGTCCACCAGATGATGCTCACTTGTGCTTCCTTTCTACTTTCCTGAGTCGAGGAGTGAGTTTGTAATTCTGCGGATTGTTGACACAATCCAGGATGAAATCTGGGGTGAATTCCCAAACACCAGTCTCTTTAGGGTAGTGTCGGAAATCGATGGAATCTGCGGCCATTCGTCGGAGGTATTCTCGTCGTGAATCCCCTCTACGGCAAGCGCGAGACTCCCCCGTAGCCCCATCCACCCCGAGGTATAGGATGGACAGCGCATCGGCGGTGATGACTTCTGTGTGTCGTGATAGGAGTTCCATGACACCTCCGGGTGTGAGGATGACAACTCGATTAGGCCAGTCGTTCCGTCGGGCAATCTCGTCACGCGGAACTCCGTATCGCCAGCCTCGGAAGACCTCACTACAGATAAGATCTCCTCGCTGTTCCCACTCCGCAAAGGCACCATCCTTGAGGAAGTAGTAGGAAGAAGCGTCTTCTCCCACACGCTTAGGTCGGGTCGTTGCAGTGCGGACTGCATGGTACCCCTCATTCTCAACCAGCTCCTTCTGGAATGTGGACTTGCCTGAACAACTTGGACCGAGAAGTACGACTAACATATCACTCCGCCGAGATCGTGTATAGGATGACTGTCATGGCCGCAAACAGTGCTCCGATTGCGGTGATGACCAACTTAACGAATAAGGCCACGTTCGTAAGCCAAACTAGCCAAGTTGCGAAACTGATTGCACCGAATACGATCAGGAAGATGAGACTGATCAGGATGTAGTAGATCGGTGGTTCCTCGAACATGTGTGCTCCTTTCTCGAGGAAAAGCCTATACCCCAAGTCGGGGTATAGTACTGAATTACCAGCGGTTGATCTTACGATCACGGCGCGCAATGAAGCGCTGTTGGATTCCAACAACGTGCTTCATTCGGGAGTTGGCCCCGCGTCCAATAAAGCAGGAGGCGAGAACAATTCCGAGAACGAAGGTCACGGTCTTGAGGATCGAAACGGCGATGCGGGTCATGAGTGGTCCTTTCAAACGGAGGGGTTTCAATATAGGACCGGTTTTTCTCGCGGACTATTTCATCTTCTTCCGAATATCACGAAGCTCGAGCCAGATTAGCATGAGCAGGCCATAGATACCAAGCCACTGTCCGAATTCCACGATGCGTCCTTTCTATCGGGTTAGTCCATGAATTCCATCTCTATGAACATCACAGTCACTGCGGCGAAGAGGGCAATGACCGTCTCGAGGAATATCTTCTCTGAGGCTGCTCCATCGATCTTATCCCATATAAGATATCCGAGTGCAGCGTAGAAACAGATGATCAGGAAGTCGAATACCTTAGCCATGTGTTCTCCTTAGAAAAGCCTATATCCCAGGTCGGGATATAGGATGAGGTCTCAGTCGGTCTCTTCAGAGGCTTCGATCTCGTCGATCTCATCGAGGTCGTCGTGCTCAAGCTCTTCGGGGTCTTCCGTGTCCGGGACCGAGCGGAACGCCATGAGGGTGAGAGCGGTACCGGCTGCGAATACAGCGGCGCCAGCAATCAACTTCTTGGAGTTTCGCTTGATAGCGGGCAGGACGGCGTCCTTGTTGAACTTGAACTCGACGATCTTCTCGTTGGTCTCAACGGGGGTGTCGGTGGTCTCAGTCATGAGGGTTTCCTTTCAAATAGAGGGGTCTCATATAAGGCATGGTTTTTCTCGCGGAAAGCCTATATCCCAGGTTCGGGATATAGGTGTGGGATCAGTGGATATTGGCAAGAGCCTTTTCCACCATCGCATTCCATTCATCGTCAGTCATCGTCTCAGCACGCAACTTTGCGTTCTCATTCTCGAGCTTCCACACACGGTTCCTAAGAGTGTAGGAGGTGTGTTTCTGCTCTTCGTGAGCAACGGCAAAGAAGATGCTGAGGATGGTAACGAGGATAAGGGCGATGTAGAGCACGGTCTTTCCTTTCGTAGGATCTTCGTTATACACCCGGTTTTCCCCGCGAAAGCCTATACCCCATGTAGGGGTATGGCTCCATATCAGAATGAGATACGGTTCTTGAGTTCCTGAATCTTGAGGTGCTGTTCACGATTCAGTTCGAGTGCTTTCGCGCACACTTCGTTGGTGCTGGCAAGCTGCTTCTTGAGCTCAATAACACGGTCTTGGCTCTTTGATAGATCGCTGGCATAACGTCCAGCAACTCGACGAATCGAGTGCCAGTGCTTGTTAGCGAGCATAAAGAGGTAGACGTTCGAGATCAGAGAAACGACCAGAACGGCGTAGACGATAGCATTGAACATGAGTCTGTCCTTTCAGAATAGGGTCTTCAATATAGGACAAGTTAGATTTGCGAAAAAAAAGATAAGCCTAGATCCCATGGCGGGATCTTTGGCTGGAAGGTGGTAGGATCAGAAGTTCCAGGTCTTCTTCTTGCCAACCATCTCGGCGGCGATCAGCACGAGGCCGATGACGACGAAGGGGGCGATGACAAGAGCGAGGAGGGTGGTCATTGTGGTTCCTTTCTAAGGGTCTTCAATATACCATGTGTTAATTCTGCGACTCCTGTGACTGGTGTGATTAAGCAAAAAAAGATAAGCCTAGATCCCATGGCGGGATCTAGAACTGTGTCAGAGGTAGTAGTGGTCGTACTGCTCAGAGCTCAGTCCAGTAGCAGCAAGCTCCTCGGCGTAGTCGAGGGCGGCCTGTGCAGCGGCGGGAGTGAGGTTCATGAGAGTGTCCTTTCTATGACGGGTTTCAATATAGAGCCCGTTTTTTACGCGAAAGCCTATATCCCAGGTTCGGGATATAGGGGGGAGAATTACTTCTCGTTCTCGGGACGGTAGAACTTGTCGAAGTATTCCTGATCGTTCTCGTAGATGGCGGTCCACGATTTGTCGAGCTCGCGACGGATCTGCTGCTCACGAATGTGGCAGTAGAGCCATCCGGTTCCACAAACGGCAAAGCCAATGAGGTTCGGGAGGTACTTCTTGAGGGTGGCGTTCATAGCGTGTCCTTTCAGAGTAGGGTCTTCAATATACTGTGGGATTTTCTCGCGTGGGCAAAAAAAAGATAAGCCAAGCCCCCCATGCGTATAGCACAGGGGGCCTGACGAATCTCAGAAGGGTTTAACCTTCATGATCAAACCGAACGCCTTCGAGCTGACGACTGCAAGTCGCTCGTACTGGAGGACGGCTACGATACCTGCCATGGAGGTTACTGCACCGAGAATTGCGTCTTTGCTGAGCTTCTTGCTCTCGCCAAGGGCTTTGGCTTTTGCAAGAGTCTCGACATTTCGAGCAATTGTGGTGTAGTCCTCACTAGAGGGATCGTGAAGCTCGGCCTCCTTCAGAGCAGCTTCAATTGTCTGCTGGATGGGGTCAGTCTTCTTCATGGATGGGCTCCTTTCTAGGGGTTCATTATACCGCAGGTTTTTCTCGCTTAGACCTGCTTGACGTCCAGCGTCACCTTACCATTCCGGAGCATCTCAGCGACGCCCTGGTCGAAGGTGGCGTGGATCCCCTGGTCCTCCGACACGTGGAGGGCGCCAGAGGGCTGAGTACCCTGGTACTTGTTGGAGCTCACGCCGAGAAGCACACCCAGGAAGGTGTCGATCGCAGCGATGGTGCCCGCAACCTCAGTCGGGTGAGGCAGGTGCCACAGAGCCGCCAGCGTGAGGTAGAGCGCAGAGGTAGCCGGAAGGGCGACCAGCGCAACCCACTTGAGGATGTCGTAGGACTTGTTGTTCAACTTGCTCTCCTGAAGGTGCTTAGCCATTGGTTTTCCTCTTTGCCGGGGGTCTAGGGGTGGGGACTACGGGAAGATTCTTGACCTCGTTCACGATCTTCTCAGCGAGCCCATTCCCCCCGAACTCGGAATAGGGCTCTACAAGATACTTCATGAAGTCCTCATACTCGTCGAGGGTGAGAAATCCTCGATGAAGATATGTCTTCCCGACATATACAATCCGGTCATGGGCCATTCCGAGCAGAAGCCTTGACGTGGCGGACTTCCGCTCACTTCGCTTCATGATCCAGGCCCACATCCCGGAAGATCCCAGTACTGACAAGAATATCGCAAGAACGATATCAAGCAGTGGGTTGAATCCGAAGTGCTGCATGTTAACCGATCGCTAGATAGGGACGGACCCCGAAGGAGTAGTTCAGCGGGGCATGGGAGAACTGGCCCGTGGACTTCATGTAGACCGCTGTCTGAGCTGAGGCGCGCTCACGAAGCCAGTACTCCTCCTCGATGTTAACAAGGGCGGGGTTGAGCCTGAAGGCTGGGAACTGGTTGTGGTGAATACCCCGGGACAGTGAGTCGTCGAATATGGATGAACCCCAGAGCATGGCCTCATCCATGATATTGATGTGCGGGTTGTACCAGCGCCAGTCCTTAACCGCACCGTTCCCGTCATACCCGGTAGCCACTCGGGTCCAGACACCAACCATGTTCGATCGATTAAACAGAGACTCAGCCATGCGGCTAGCCTTTGTCATGGTAGACTGGTTCAGAGTCGAGTCCACATAGGAACGCTGGTCCGGAATCGAGGTAGACCATGCGTCTCGGAAGAGGGAGCTGTCCGGAACGACCACGATATGGTTCTGACGGAAGGGCGGCTCACCGATGTTGATGAAGTAGTTGAACGCCACGATACGCCAGGTGATACCCGAGTAGGTCCAATAGTCCCCGAGGTAGAGTCCGGAGAAGGATCCACTTCGGATCGCCTGGAGATATGGAGTGACATTGCTACCCAGTGAGGCTCCTCGGTAGATTGAGTTGTGAACCCCCACATTCGAGTCATTCAGCATCCCATAGACAGACCCGGAGTTGCTGAACTTCTCGTTGATCTTGGTGATGTTGAGCTCGGTACCGGCGATACGACCCTCAACAGCCTGGAGACGCTCATTCTGGTTCCGGTCACTCACCTTGAGGTTTGCGACGTCGGTCGAGGTATTCCCACCGGCGTTAGCCAGGGCGTCTCGGACGGACTCGAACCAGGTGTTGAACTCGCCCTGCAGCTTGGCCTGGAGAGCATCCAGGTTGATATTCTGCAGAGGCCCACTCACGTAAGGAGTACGGGCACTACCCACGAGGCTGATGATGTTCTCGGCCGTGATCTGTCGAGAGTTCTTGATGATCTTGATCTGTGCCAGAGCGAAGGTCTGTCGATCACCATTGTCGTCCACCGAGGGAACGGTGGGGGTAACCGCTGGGGTTCCCTGGACGACCTTGATCTTCGCACCGCGGATGGCCTTAGAACGGTCAACCTCGACACATACGAGGTCGATACGGTCCAGAGTTGCGTGAGAACCGGTCAGAGTAACCGTCTCGTCACCCGAGTTCTCAACCCATCGGTTGTTCAGCCACGCCTTGCCGGAGCCGACATAGACGGACATCCCGTTGTTCATAGGTCGAACACGGAACTTGTCACCCACATTCGGAAATACCCCCGGGGCAATAATGCCGTCGAACAGCGAGCCGAACTGATCAGCATCGTATGTCCGGTCGCCATTCACGGAGTTGTAGAAACCGCTAGTAATGGCCATATGCTAATCCCTTTCTCGAGGAACGATGACCTCACCGGGTCCATTGCGAGTGAAGTCGATACGGAAGCCGTCACCATTCCACTTGGTACGAGACGACATGGAGATGGAAGGAACCTGAGAGAACCCGTCAGCCGACCAGGACTCGGTCATCTCTGTGAGCTGGCACTCGATCGGAACTGGGTTACTTCCGGACGGGACGTAGTAGAAAATATCGCCTACGTCGAAGCCACTACGATACAGGACATTCGAGAAGTTATTGATCTTTCCCGAGATCATCTTCAGCGGGGTATACTTAGGGAACATGGCGTCCAGAACCCAGAAGGGATACCACACCTCTGTCAGGGAAGAGATATGCTTCTTCTGAAGTGGCGTAAGTGCCTTCCAGTCCTTGACCGAATATGGCTTGTGGACCTGGGTGTTGTCCCACAAGACCTCTCGCCGAGTGATCGGGTTCTCGGATCGAAGGGTGTGTGCCCGGGTATGCGTAGTTCCATCCGCAACCCAGTCAAGGTCTACGTCGCCAGTATCAAAGATCTCGTAGATCGTACTCTTCTTATCCACGATTGAATCAACCGACTCGAAGTCCGAGAAGTTATCGTTCTCCTGTGCAAGGGTGATCGTGTTGATCAGTCGAGGAGCAGTGATGTAACAGTGGATGCCACCGTTCTCGAGCTTGATCTTGTAGAACAGCGAGTACCCGTTTGGCTTGCACGCAGAGATGACATTCTTGAACATGTCAGCAATTGGCGCACGGTCGTAGATGATCCACTTACCGTCTTGAATCTTCTGGCCAGTGTCATTGACATAGGCCATCTGAGACACACGGGTATTCCTGTGGAAGTTGAAGTTGTCAATCCGTCGCTCAGGCTTCGCATCCTTACCGAGATTGGAGTGAGCAACATCCTCCGCCATAGCCTGGGCATTGAACTGACCATTGGCGTCGGGTTCAATCCATCGCCGGTGCGGAAGGATTCGCCACTCCATCATAGACTCGAGAGATCGCCCAGTGTACTTGTGGAGATAGACACCGTCATCCTCTTGCTTAACCGTAGCGGTCTCGATGACCATCACGGTATCCGTGTCATCTCGGATGAACAGGTTCCCAAGACTATACTCATACCCCGGCTGATCCGAGTAGAGCTGAAGCTCGAACTGACCGTAGTCATAGGCGCGCTCAGTCCAGTTCAGCGAGTAGAAGTTATTCGGAACTTCAATAAGAGTTTCGTAGTTATGGAGGAACGCGAAGAACAGCTGCATCAAATCCCCCTGTAGAGAGTGTCGTATTCCATAGAGACGCTAACGTCGTCAACGCCCCCAGCATACTGCAGGGCGATTGTGTTGATGCCTGGATGCATCTGAATCCAGGTACTCCCCGGAGCCAGAACACCCGTGATGAAGGACTTCCTACCTCGAGCTTGGTGAGTAATGGACTTCTTACCCGGTCGAGTGTCGATGACGATACTCTCATCGGCGTAGAAGTTTCCAGCTCGAGAGATAGACATAGTCTCGTTGTATGTTACGTTCGAGACGATGAGGCTACTCACGGTACCGGAGAACTCGACGGTGATAGTTGCACCAGCCGGGTAGTCGCCAAGGTACCGGATGTCCTTACCGGAAGAGTTGGTCATGTCACCGAACTTGAGCTTATGGTTCGGCTCAGAGAAGAACGGGAACTCGAAGGAAGGCGTGTTGTCGTTGAAGCCCACGACCTTCTGGATCTGAGTAGCGGAAGACTTCCAATACGGGTCTAGACCAAGAAGGGAGACCTGGATCTCCTGTCGCTCAGAGAAGATATTCGGCTCGACGGACTCGACGATGAAGTCGGAGTGCACGTTAAGCCAGTCGGTAGTCACACCGAGAGTGATGGTCTCTCCGACTCCGAAGTAGGAGTAGCACTTGAGTCGGAGTTCCTGAATGTCGGTCCCCCAGGGGATCAGAGTCAGTACCACAGTACGAGTACCAACCCTGACCCCCTTGAGGAACGCTCCGTCCAGCAAGGCATATCGGTCAGTGCTGATGTCTGCCTTTACTGGCCCCAGACCAGTAATCTCCTTGATCGCGACCCCCGACGAGTAGGGGTCTGTGATATCGATTGCAAGTCGATCCCCCGACTTGGTCGTGGACGAGATCTCTGAGATCATAGTGTCAACTTGTCCTTTGCCATAGCAAGCTGAGTGTGGGTCTGGCGATAGATAGTCGCCGCATCCAGCGCCTCAGGCGAGTTGTTGGTCTGGTTGAATGTGATGTTTGTAACACCATTTTGACTATTCTTATCAGAATTGTCAACTGCGATCGGAGCAGGAGGACGAGCCGCGTTAGCAGCCTGTGCCGTGACTCCGATGGCGGGAAGGAAGTTGTTGATTCCCTTAGCCTGCTTCTGCATCTCAGTGAGATCTAGGACGGGCTTGATTTCAGGCTTGAAGGACGGGTCGTCCTCGACGAGTTCGTTTACTCCATCGAGAGCTGCGGACATTGCGTCGTATGCGGCCTTGGACATGTTGTCTCCAGCCTCAGCAACACGCTCGCCAGTGTTCTCGATACCGATGGCAAGACCTTCTCCAACGTATCCACCGAGCTCCTTCATCAGTCGAGAAGGAGAGTGAATTCCGAAGAAGTTCTTGACCTTGTTGTAGCCCTTCTTAGCGACAGAGACCATGGACTCACCGAAACTCCAGGCCTTGGACGCGAGACCATCAGTCATACCATCGACAATAGCCCAAGCAATCTCTCGACCAACCTTGTTGAATCGGTGAGAGTATTTGTTGATGGCATCTCGGACACCCTCAAGTAGCTTGAGGACGGTCCACATACCCTTGTCAATGATCTTCGGTCCGTTCCGGGCAATTCCATCGAGGAAGTTGAGGATAACATTTGTAGCAGCGTCAATAACCTTGCCGATGTTGTCCGCAATTCCATTCAGGAAGTTTGCCAGAATCGTGGCGCCCTTCTCGCCGAACTCATAGGCATGGTTAGCCAGCTCGGTGAGCATCGCTTGGATTAGGATAAACAACGAGGCCACAATACCGGGAATATTGACATTGATGGCATAGATGATCGCCCCGAGCAATGCCGCCATAGCAACCGCAAGCTCCGGAGCCTTGGCTCCCAGAGTAATGATGAAGTTAGCGATAGCATTCGCAAAGTCGATGGCTACCTGCGGAAGAATTGCTGCTAGCTGCTTCAATCCCTCGGTTAGGACCAGGAACGCTGCTGCACCAGTAGTGGCACAGATACCCAGAACCGCCGCAAAGGCCGCCATACCGATTGAGATCGGGAGTAGTGCCAAACCGAGTGCCAATAGTGCAGCTGTAAGAATGATCATACCGACTGCGAAGTACTGTGCACCAGCTGCCGCAGCAACCAGGATCAGCATACCACCAGCAAGAGCAATCAAGCCAATAGCCAGCTGAGTCCAGGTGATTCCGGATAGGGTCTTCATCGCTGAGGCCAGGGCCAGGAATGCGATAGAGGCGATCCCTAGAGCAATTCCACCTTCCTTGAAGGCGTCGGCGGCTGCCATCGAAATGGCCAGGATAGCAAGACCCGCGGCTAGAGCAATAAGTCCCTTAGCTAGGGTCTCGATGTCCATGTTTCCGAGAATAGCTACCGCACCGGTTAGAACAATGACCGCTGCAGACATAGCGATAATCGCGGCAGCGCCACGTGCATTTGCTCTTCCAGCAATAGCCATTGCTACGGATAGCTCCGCAATAATGACGCCCAAAGCAATGACACCCTGGAGAAGTTTGCCCGTATCCATCGTACCCAGCATCCAGATAGCAGCTACAAGGATGTTACAAGATACAGCGAGAGACAGAAGAAGGGCTGCACCCTTACCCATATAGGGGTCTTTACTGACGATAAACATGAACCCTGAAAGAATAGCAATTACGGCGCCCAAAGCTATAACGCCCTGAATGGCTTTTCCAGTACTCATGGATCCAAGAGTATACACAGCAAGAGACAGAATAACGCACGATACTGCTAGTGACAACAGAATGCCCGCGCTCGTCTCGGAATCTTTGATCTTCGAGACTTCTTTAAGGAACCCTACGATACTACTAATCACAGTATCCAGAGCAACTACTCCAACAATGGCGCCCTTAATGTCCATCGTTGACAGAATCTTAACAGCGGTGGCCATAAGAATCAGTGTTGCGCCGAGAGTGATCATCATTCCCATGATATAGGGCATGTTCTTTCGATACACACCGAGATGAGCCACACCTTCGATCATGTTCTCTAACATGTTGAACAGCAACTTCATCGCAGCAAGGGTGATGAACAGCTTTGGGGCAGGAACAAGCGACATCAGGATCAGTGCACCAGCCAGAACTCCAAGGGCGATAGCAATCGTCAGAAGAGCCTTGGCCTTAACCTTCTGCTCGAATGCCTCAAGTACTCCTCCAAGCTTATCGAAGACATTGCCAATCTTTTCAGCAACATCACCAATTTTGTCGAAGTTCTTCTTGAAGGAGTTGATCCATCGTGTGAAGGCAATCAGGACTCCACCACCAATAGCCCCGACAAGGATCTTACCCATGTCGTAAGACTTAAGGTTCGAGTTGGCATCGCTGAGGGCGTTACCAATAGAGCCAAATGCGCCCTTGACTGCGTCCTTGACCTTCGGAGCAAAGGTGTTGGTGACAAAGTCCTTGAACTCAACGAACTTCTGCTTGATGGTGTCGAAGAGCTCGGGAAGATGGATAGCCCTAGCGACCTGCTCGATGTCCTCAAACCACTTCTTGAGGAAGTTCTCTTTGGCCGCCTGACCAGTTTCTTTGGCGGCTTGGGCCGCAGCAGACCCAACCTCAGAGACTGCACCTGCAGCTTCCTTAGCCTTAGCCTTGACCTCGCCGTGACCGTTGACCCAGTCTCGGAAGGAAAGGGCTACATCTTTAACCTTGCTTCCGACATCCGAGAACGCCTTGCCGAGTTTGGGCCAAACACTGCTATTTTGAACGGTGTTCCAGGTTTCAATCAAGACTTCCTTCAGCTCGACCAGTTTCTCCTTGAGCCACTGAACCTTCTCGGAAATCTTCAGCTTCTGACCGAGTTCATCAAACTTGTTCCCGAGGGAAGCTACGATTGCCTCGCTGGAAGACAGGTCTCCGAAGTTGAAACCCTTGAAGTAGTCGGACAAAGCGGCTTTGCCGGAGACCAGCTTAGCCTTTAACTTGTCTCCGACGCTTCCTGCGAACTCATTGATCTTAGACTTAGCCTTGTCTACTCCGCTGTGGATGGAATCCATCGCGGCAGAGAACTCTCGGCCAACAACAGAGTTCTTAAGCGCATCCTTGACGAGACCGAACTTAGAAGCAAGGTTCTTAAGTCCCTCTCCGGCTCCTCGGACCTTACCGGTGAAGTCGATCCACATGATAAAGTCATGGATCTTATCTGAAACCCACTTGATCGCCTTACCGACCAAGTCGATTGGAGGAAGAAGGAGTTTTAGAATCTTACCACCGATATCTAGCTTGGTGAACCACTGGTCGAACCAGTAGATCGCCTTGCCTAGGACCTTAGTAATCTGGAATACACCCGAATTGATCCCGGTGAATGCCGGAAACAGGGCCTGAACTATATGCGAGGCAACTGTAAATATGACCTGTGCAACTTCGCCAATGATTGTAGCGAATATATGGAATATTGAGAACAGTCCGGTAAAGGTCCACTCGAGCTTCTCTGCGAAGTTGTTAGTGATTGTTAACTTCTCTGTGAAGTCTGCGAAAGCCTTGACTATCTTATATAGTCCTTCCGGAGAAGCGTTCATGAACACTCTTCGGAAAGCGGTTCCAACCTGTCCCAGTACTTTGACTACAGCCCAGAAGATGTTGAGGAGTGATCGAAGGATCTCCTCACGACCACCGAGAGCTACAAATCCCTTGAGGAAGTTGTTTCTAGCCTCTGACATAGCATTGATTACTCCACCAACCCAGTTACCAACAGCCGTAAACAGCTGCTGTGCCTGGTTGAAGTCACCAATAAGAATTCGCCAGGTCTCAGCCCATCCGGAACCAAGTGCTTCCTGCCAGGTGCCGACCATCTGAGTGAAGGTTCGGATCTGTGTAGCAGAGTCACTAGCACTCTGGGCGAGCTGCTTTAGTTTTGCAGCCTGTTCCTCCGAGTATCCCATCTCCATGATCTGGGCCTCGGAGAGGTCGTTAGTCATGACCTTCAGAGTCTGAAGCATGACTTCGGAAGTGAGCCATCCTGACTGAAGAGACTGTCGGAAGCTTCCATACTTGGCGATTGCAGCGTCAGCGCCAGTCTCCATGATTCGAGAGGTCTCGATCAGTGCGTCCTGGAACTGCTTACCACCGATACCGGCGTGCTCCAGAGACATCCAGTCCTGGAGCTGAACCTTTCCAGCACTCATCGCCTGAGCAAGCTGGTATGTAGCACCTGCCGCCTGAGTAGCGTTAGCTCCAGACAGGGCGGCCATATTTGAGAAGCCCTTAACGGCATTGGTTGCGTCCTCGAGGCCGATACCGGCGACGGTGAACGTACCAATAGAGTTGGTCATCTCTGTGAAGTTGTAGATGGTCTTATCTGCATACTTGTTTAGCTCGTCAAGAGCAGCATTGACCTGGTCCAGAGTTGTACCATTTTGACTAGTGTTAGCCAGAATAGTCTGGACGGCGTTGATCTGGGTCTCGTACTCTTTGAAACCGTCAATCGCAGGCTGAATGAAGCTCTGTAGCATCGACTTACCGGCGCTCAGGGCCGCGGCACCGATTCCGCCAAGAGCCGTTACGCCAATTCCCTGCATGACGGACATGTTAGAGGCTGCGTCCACGGCGGATCGAGCCAAGTCACCCAGAGTGGTGTTCTTAGCGATCTCGCCCATCCGCTTGAGACCGTTTGCGGCGCCCTCCATCTTCAAGGATTCCTTGAGTCGGTCCATACTGGACGCGGATTCCTTGATTGCGGACAGGAACTGCTTGTTGTTCATCTTGAGCGAGACTACCCGCTCGTCAATAGTAGCCACTACTTAGTGACCTCCTTCCAGGCCTTCTTCGCTATCTTGTCGAATACGGGCCTGATAGCGGGGTTAATGTAGTCTCGGCCGACGACGTACCCGCCATTACGAGTACCGTGACCATATTGCAAGATGACGGCGATGTTTACGCCGTTGTTTACGTGTGAGTTGGTCCAGGTGATCTGCCAGTTGTTACCGGTTCTCGTGACTTCGTAGTTCCAACTAGCTGCCGTCTCGCCCGACCTGGAGGGGGTCGCCGCCTTTAGAGCAGAAACCCCCTCCTTGCCGAACTGATTCATGATCAGAGCCAGGTCTAACTTCGTCATTCTGTCAAACCAATTCCTGGTGAGTTTCCAGTCTCCCTGGCTCTCGATCGTAATCATGATTCTCCTAGACTAGAGATTCGGAGTAAATATTGGCCACTCCGGAGACCATGCATCCGACCGCACCCTTAGCTAGGGCATCGTCGTACGCCTGCCTTGTCGGGCAGATGTGACCCCATACCGGTTTACCAAGGGCGGTGGTCCGTCTCCAGACCTCGTCACTGGCTTCCCAGGACATACCTATATAGTCCCAGGGTTTGTGCCACTCATTGATCCGACCGTCAGTAACCTGATCCGGGTAGGAGTACCCCCAGCACTTCCAACCATCGGACTTCCACTGATTGGCCAGCCATCCGGCATCGATCGAGAACTTCCAGATGATTCGCCCTTGGGCATCGGTCGGGAAGAACTTCTTCAGTTCCTGCCACTCAGCGGCAGAATACTTGGGATCGAGTATTGTGATGTGGCTTGACCCATAGGCGGCGAAGTACTCCTCGACGGTCACGAATGGCTCGCCGATGGTGGTGTACTTCTGGATCTCCGCCCATGTCATTTCTGTGACGGGGGTATTTGGTGCTGTCTTGTCAACTCGCTGAAGGGTTCGGTCGTGGTTAAGGAACCACACTCCGTCCTTTGTCTTCTGGCATGAGACCTCCAGAGCCCCTGCTCCGAACATAACTGCATTAGTGTATGCTCGAATAGAGGCCTCGGGCCAGCTGACAGACCCGCCTCGGTGAGCGATCAGGAACCCCCGAGTGATCATCATCGTGCCGATGTCTTTGTATCCCCGAGGAACGGCCTTCATAGTAGCAGGTCGCTCTTCCCCATTCTCATAGATGAATACGGGGTTGTCGAGTTTACCCTCGGTGATGGCGACACCAGGAACAACCTTCTGCTCTTCCTCGGGAACCTCGGGGAGGAGATCGACCCAGGCGAAACCATGCGCATTGGTTCCGGCATTAACTGACTTGGTGATTCCGGCCTCAATAGAGGACCAGGACTCGGTGGTGGATGCTCCGCCGGTCGAGTAATGCCGCTCTTCAGAGGGATCCTGCCAAGGTACTATCGGGGTCTTGTTGTTCCCGTGATACTGGGCAGCCACAAGGTGGATTTGAGTCTGATCCTTGAATACTGGTGAACCAGCAGTCCATGGATTCAGGTGGAAATCCTTGACGCCTCGAAGTAGGAAGCAAAGGGCTCGCTCTCGGGCGGTGGAGGCCGTATCTCCATGAAGCTTTACGTTGTTAGCCTCAGTGGAGTTCGAGATTCGCTTAATAGCAACATACCCGGATCGACCGCTGATGTTCTTCTCGTAAGAGGATCCCCAGCCTATCGGGGGCCTTGCTGCGGTGTTGCCGAACTGCGACGCATAAAACACCACCACAACATCGTCTACTCGAGCCTGCGGGAATGACATTAGACCCATAGACCCACCAACACCAAGCAGCGCCTGTGTAGCTACAACTTCGATCCCAGGCTTAGGGGTCTCATAGACATTGAAGTTGTGGATCGTGATGTCTTGTGCTGTACCCGGGACCGCGATAGACGGGGTCCACATTGGGTAGGCGTTTGCCGGAAGCTCGAACTCGAACTTGACGGCAGCATTAGATCCTGCGCGGATGTTCCAGGTGGTAATGAAGTCCTGTTTATCGGTCTTCTGCTTGTTCGCCAGGAACCAGTTCGCCCGCATTGCGAGCTGTGTGTCAGACATAGCTGAGGTATAGGTTATCTCAACCGTCCACTTACGATCGCCGACAGTATAGGCCGCGCTCTCGAATGGTGTGGAACTGGAGCCCTTTCGGATCAGACGCCCATCACCGATTCGAGCGCCATTGCCTCCCCACCAAGAACCAATGACAGGAAATACGCTAGCCATTACTTGGCCCGCCTAACAATCACCGTCCCAGACGGAGTCCCAACTGGAACCGGATCATCTGGTCCGATGACGATCATCTTCGGAACCTCCGGAATCTTGAGATTATCGACCTTCAGCTTGAGCTTCAGGTATCCCTTGAGCCACGGAATGATCAGCTCTCGGATCTCGGCGCCCGGAGGGTTCTCGTAAGGGTTGCCAACTGGGTGCCACTGACCACCATTTTGAGGATCCTCAACAAGGAAGCCGTCAGTGACGTAGAGGTGACTAATTGCGAGGTTGTCCGCCTTGTCAAATACCTTCTGGTAGTTCTCAGAGGTGACGGAGTGCACCACCGCCCACCATCTAGTGGACGGATAAGCCTTCATGTGGTCAGGAAGGATAGGCGAGGTCGGATCCTCCTGCAGGAACTTGGTGGCCGTTCCCTCGAACATCATACAGACGTCGAAGTCGAGGTTACACACCTCCTGGGAGATGTTGGATCCGGTGTTGATCGCAATCACGAAGTCCAGGCCGTTCTCTCGGCGAATCGTGTCGATCAGATCCTTGTACCACGGAAGGCGGTCCTTCCGGGCATCCCATCCGTTGATGACCTCATCGAGGAAGACGCCCTGAACCAAGTCACCGTACCACTGCTTAGCCCGCTTCAGCTGTTCAAGGATGTACTCCTTAGTGAACTTTGCAGCATTAGGAATACCTCGGTTCTCCTCGGCATCAGGATGGATTGCCGCGCCGTACTGAGTCTTGATGTAGAACAGTACCTTCTTAGCGCCAGCGCCGAGAGCAAGCTCTCCCTGCTTCTGGAAGTCTACCTCCTGCGCCTCCCAGTCACCGCTGTTGCGGTTAAGGATGACGTACCCGAGGTTATCCCGGAACTTCAGAGTCTGTGCCCACTTTGAGAACTGCCCAGGCTTTCCGTCCTGGTAGTAGTCAGGCCAGTAGTATGTTACCGGAGAGTAATACCGAGCACCATTCTTGAACGGATTGGTCTGTCGGAGTGCGTCTTCGACATCAGCCTTCTCGCCATAGGTCTTGGCCGCCTCATCCTTGGTGAGATACTTGTCGAGCTGAGGGGTGACTGCATCCTGACCGGCGGGGCCACGCTCTCCTGCAGGTCCGGGAGGACCCTGCGGTCCAGGAGGGCCAGCAGGACCGACCGCACCGTTCTCACCCTTGGGTCCTGGTTGACCATTTGCTCCGGCGGGACCAGTAGGGCCTGGAAGACCGTTATCCCCCTTTGGTCCAGGAGGGCCAGCAGGGCCTCTCGGTCCTTCAGGACCAGGGACCGGGGTTCCTCCAGCTCCACCGCCAGCAGGTCCAGGTGGACCCTGAAGGCCACGTGGTCCTTCTGGACCGGCAGGTCCACGTTCGCCAGCGTCGCCCTTAGGTCCGGGAGGACCTGGGTCACCCTTGGGCCCGGTTGGTCCCTGTGGACCACGAGGACCAGGTACGCCAGCTCCACCGCCACCACCTCCACCGCCGAACGGAAGCGGGGAGATCTCGGATGTGGGGTCAGCGGACATGATGTCAATAGTTCCACCCTGAGTCAGAGCAACGTGCTTGACGATGTCGAACTTTGGGGAATCGATGTAGATGGTGTGGGTCCAGGCGCCAGAGGGGGTTACTCCAGCGCCCGGAGCCAGCACCTCGATGTTGACAGCGCCAGCCTGGTCTGTCCGAACCATGTGCTCGCGCATCGAGACTGCGGCACCTTCAACGGTAGCCGTAGCGCCCTTCACGTCAGGAACGATTCGGACAAGAGCCCGACCATTCTCTCCTCCGGGAATAGTTCCCGTTAAAGTACAGTATGGCGCTGCCATTTTGAGCCTCCTACGGCTGTTCGGCCCTGTCGAGCAGGGCATTCACCTTGGTGTTTGTCTCAGCGCCGTAGACGCCATCGACCTCAGCCCCGACTGCAGCCTGAACGGCCTCGACGGTCGCGTCGTGAGCCTCCTCAGAGGCGTCACCCCAGACTCCGTCCTGCTCAGCGCCGACCACGGACTGCGTGAAGGCAACGCCGAAGGGGAAGGTCTTCCCGCCCCACTCGGAAGCCGCGGCAAGAGCGTAGCAGCGAGACCGAGTGTTCGGCCCGGCGACATTGTCGGGGGTAGCCCGGACTGCACGCTGCAGAGCGCGGATGTCGGCGGGGCCAGCGGGAGCAGTGTTACTGGGAGAGTCGGTGTACGCAGGTCGAATCACATAAGCGATCGACTGATTGCGGACACGCCGCCAAACACCGTTCCCAGCAGACTGAGAGCCATAGCTGCCAGACGAGGTGTTCCCCTCAATCGTCTGGAGCGTGCCGCCGCCAAGGTTCTTCTCGACGAAGCCCACGTGGTCCGTGCCGCCGCCGTCCCAGTCGTAGATGACGACATCGCCCGGCTGGGCGTCATAAACCGATACGAAGTAAGCGTCAGGGTGCTGGCGGACCTTGTTGACGGTGTAGTCAGTGTTAAAGGAGAATCCTCCAATAGCGTCAATCTGCCCGCACTCGTCCAGACACATGCTGACGAAGAGCATGCACCACCAAACAGAGTCGGACGGTCCAGCAAGCCACTGCTGACCAGTTCGAGCTGCCCAGTATCGGCCAGCTTCGGATCCGGGCTGAGGGTCGTCTGGTGCATAGTAACCAATCCTCGCTGCGGCGCGAGCAAGTACGTTATCTGCGACGCTCACTTCATCACCTCAGTAGTCTGAGACACGTGAATGTCCTTGTCTTCCATGGGATCAGTTCCGATGTGGGCCTGCGGAGCAAGCGCCTCCTCGGGAATGTCCTCGTGACTGATCATTGTTATCCCTTCGAGCCAAGCTTAGCTCGCCTGGCTCTGTTGAGTTCCCGGTTCCGTTCCATAATCTCGGACTGGGACATCTTCTTATCAGGCTGATTCTTTTGGTTACAGACCCGAATGAGTGTGAGTAGTCGGTTGATGTGCCATGTCTCACACTCGAATGGGATCTGACAAGCAATCATCCAGTAGTAGATTAGCTCGGATGACGTATACTCGCCAGATCCGGACCCATCTCCGGTATCACGGACTGTTGTGGCCGTCATCGTATCGGCCATATAGGCGCTGATACGCTCAACCTCAGATGGGGGAATCCTATCCAGGAGCGACGGGTCGTATTCTTCATCAGTGATCATACACTTGATGTAGAGCGCCATCTCATCAGGTTCGATCTTGTCGTTCCCGATGAGGTGTTTATGGGTGATTGACTCCCATTTTGACAGCGCGACCAGGTTGTGCTCCAGGTGCAGGACTCCGCCAGGCAGTGAGACAAAGGTACCTGTCTCCTCGTCAAACCCGTCGAGATCCGGGATAGAAACTATAAGCATTGCAGGCACCGAGGGCCCAGGAGTCTAGGTCTCTGAGCCCCCGGTGTGGTATATCAGCCTGCGAAGTGCGCCTTGATCTCGTCCGGCAGGAGGAGCTTGGGCTCGAGAGCCCCGCCTCCACCCTGAGCGTCGGAACCGAACAGCTTAGCCTCGAGGGTCTTCAGCTTTCCGGGATCGACGTCGAGAGACGAGATGGTCAGCAGGGAGGTCGGCTTAGCACCGCTCACCGTGACAGGAGTCGTAGAGAGCTCCCACGAGAACGAGATCGCCTCGGGGGAGTCGTTAACGGTCTTGTAGCCCTTCTCGGAAGGGGAGGCCTTGCAGCCGTACAGGACGTGGAGCTTGTAACCCTTGTCCTGACCCGCCACGTCATCACCGATCTTCGTGCGGTAGACGAGACCAAAGGCGAGTCGATCCTGCTGACCGATCTTGACACCCTTGGTGAGCTCAGCAGAGCCGTCGCACTTCTCAAACTCATCGGGGTAGGTGTAGGCCTCGATTGTGGCCTTCAGCTTCTCAGCCGAGAGCATTGAGAGGTACAGAATGTTGTCGGCGTAGAGGTCAGTCGCCTCGGCGCCCTCGGGCTTCTCGGAGATGGCGGTGATACCATTCCAAGCAACGCCCTTGCCGTACATCTTCTGGGTCGGGTCGTACACATAGAGTGCACAGTGGTCGACACCAGTCTCAATACGGCGCTCACCAGTCTTGTCCCAGACAAGTGCAGCCATGTTAACTCCTAATAGTAGACGTCGAAGATGTCGTGATAGAGGTTGTCCGCTACGAGCCGAGACTCATGGCGGCTGAACAAAAGGTCCTCGATCTTCGTTCGTGTCGGGTCCTCGGGATGCCGGGCGATCAGAGTAACCTGGAACCGGTTCGCTTTGATATACTTGATGTTGTCCGCGTACATCGGATCACCCGGATGCCGCTCGTATACGATGCACGGATACGAGAGCTTAAGCGACGGGAGTGGCTGGTAATAGACCTTGTCCGACCCGAGGATCTCGACCAGCTTCTCATGGAGAGCTAGCCGTCGGTCCATTATACACCCCCGTCAACTCGAGAACCAGACGGGGGAACTTCAGC